CCCATTTGAATTGCATCCCATGTATTAATAAAGTCTGATTTACATAATTGTAAATTTACCTGAAATTCTTCTGGTTGCAAAATTACTTCGCTTAAAGTTACCGAAGAACTAGCGTCGAAGTCACATGAACCATCCGCAATTAAAGAACCAGTTTCAACACGTTGAATTACTTCCTTAAATTTTACGTTTGGCATAACTTCAACTCCTCCGTCTGCAATAGTAGAAGACGATAATAATGCCGCAGAAATGTACTTCTGACTAAATTCTCCAGCATAAGTTGATGTAATGTTTACTGTTGTTGCCATTGTTAAAAATTAATTATTGATTATTATTTTGAAAAAATTTGATTAAATACTCTTTGTCTTAAATCCGAAACTTTACCGATTTTAGTTAATTCGATTTCTTTATTAGCTTCAGGATTATGTTTTATTTGTTTTGGTGCTTCAGAAAGTTCTTCCTTTTGTAATTCTTCAACTACTTCTTCGTTAGACTCTTCCACTACTTCAGAACTTAATTCCTCTTTTTGCATCATTTCTTCATGCTCTCTTTTAAGATCAGAAACTGCATCTTTAAGGTTTTTAATTCTTTTTTCCATACCTGCCCAGTCTTCTACGTCAGCTTCCTTACCATCATCTTCAAGTTCAGTTTCCTCAGCCATTTCCTCTTTATCGTCATATTTCATTTCTTCTCCCTCTTCTTCTTCTTTCTTTTCCTCACCCATAGAATCAATTACTCCATCTTCTTTAACGTATAACACTACACCGTCATCCATTAAATATTCACCTGCTGGTACTGGTATTTTTTCGTCGTCTTCAGTTTTAATAAAGACTTCATTGCCGCCTTCAAATTTCTCGGCAACAAACTTAGTTCCGTTTTCAAGTAACTTTTCTTCTAAGATTACTTCTAATCCTAGAATAGTTCTTACTTTATTCAAAGTTTCTTTAGCATCCATTTTAATATATATTATTAGGTTATTTTTTTAAAAAACATTATTTAATATTGGTTGTTATAAATTCAACCATTCTGGCCTGTTAGAGGGCCTATACCTTGGTTTTGTAGATCACCATTACAACATTTGGTACTATATGTACCATTCTTACAAAGACAACCACGTCTACCTCCAGTTGGACTAGTTTTACTAGGTGTTGCGTTTATTTTATTGTAAGGCATCTATTAATTTTTTTATAAGTTTTTCATCTTCACTTAACTCGTCTTTTTGCTTGTCTTGTGGACGTTGTAATTTATCAGCGAAGTAACCTTCAATTGAGAAACCTTTTACTTTTCCAGTTTTTACATAGTCATTCCATACTTCATCGTTATAAACTTTCATTGATACCATCCATGTTCCTACAGGTACATTTAAACCATATTTTCTTGATTTATCATGTACATCATCTTCGACTAACCAAGATTCTACTACAGTCATACCACCGATTGCTTCAGCGTGTTCTAAAGTAGCTTTATTTTGATTACCTTTTCTTAAAAACATTTGAGATGCTTTTGCAACTGTATCTTTAGAAAAATAAATATAAAATTCCTCTTGACCGTTACTTCTATATATGGGTTTCTCTGGAACAAGTGCAGCTCCCATTAGGATTCTTTTCTCCGCAGATACTTGCGCAAGTTTGATTTCCTGTTGCTGGTTTTTCAATGCAACAAAGTCCTCCTCTATCGCAGGCTGTTCTACTACACTGATCGCATCCACACCACTTAGTTCCTCGTCCTCGTTGATTACTAGTTCTATTATGTTCATTGCTCATTTTTTTAAAAACATTATTGGTTTTACTTTGTTATAATTATCCTCCAAGAGTAGCCCCTGTAATTATATTATTTTCTAAGCTTTGTGCTGTTGTAACATCTTGTGAAACTACATAAGCTTGTACAGGTTGTTGTTCTTGTTCACCAATAGCTGTAGCTAATTGGCTTGTAGGTGTTGCTCCTACTATATTAAATTGTGGCACAGCAGGTTCTCCTCCTCCAGCTGAGGGTCTTAATCCTCCGGCTGCTGCAGGTGATTCAGGGTTAGTTGCTATGATCTTGGCTAATTGTGCAGCTGAAAATGCTCCAGCAATAATTGCTTGTTGTAAAGGATAACCAGGATTTACGGCTGTTATTGGAGATGCTTGAGCTGTTGTATACGCGTTTTGCACAGATTGTATTCCACTTATAACTGTTTGACCTATTGCAGCTATTTTACCCACTTTACTTCCTTTTTTAGCAATTTGACCTACTAAAGCAAATACTTGACCAGCTTGAGCTATTTTAGCTTGAGCCACCATTTTATCTACATTTTCCTCTTTCTTTTTATTATTGGTTTCTAACTCTAAATATTTATCACTATAGAACTTTTTAATCTGCATTTTTTGCTCTTCAGTAGCATTTAACCTGTCAAGCTCATCTAAAGTTCTTTGCTCTTCTAGTTGTAATCTTTGTAACTCTGTTTCAGCTTCATTGTCTTCTCTCCGTTTTTTAAACTCCTCTAATACACTTAAAACTGATTCACTGTTTTGTTTAATTTCTTCTAACTCTGATTTCTTAACAAAACCAACTCCAGGTAAATAAACAAAGTCTTTAATTTGTTCTCTTTGTTCCTTTAATTGTTCCCTTATGTTAGTTGTTATTTCAGCGCTAATAGCTTTTTGTCTTCTTAAACTTTTAGCACGAATATTAATTAAATCAGCTTCTAGTTTTGCTACTTCATCTAAGTCTTCTTTAGTTGTTTTACCTAATGCGTTCTCTTGTATTTTAGCATCTAACCTTAATTGAGCAGCTTGTTGTTGTTTATCGGTTATATCCTTTTCTATTCTACCTGCTTCCTTTAAAAACTCAATTCTTTGTTCTGCTGTAAAATCTTCACGTCTTGCGGCTTTTTCTCTTAACTCATTTACGTCTCTAGTTGCTTTAGCTCTATCAATTAATAATTTTCTTTCAATTTTATCTGCTTTAGCTCTAGCATTAGCAATATCATTTATTATTTTAGATTCTTCCTTAACTGTTTCACCAAAGTTTTTTACGGCTGTTGTAGCGCTAACAACATCTGTAGCCATATCGGTAAACGCTTTAGATGCGCCTTTAAGATCACCAGTTGCTAGTTTAAATAATCCTTTACCTAAGTTAATAACACTAGAACCTAAGTCAGCAATAATATCCATAACGTTATTAACCACGTTACCAATTTGCATCATTAATTTAGTAAATTTATTTTGACCTTCTTCTGATCTTGTAAAAGCAGCATATAAAGAACCTAATAAAACTATAAAGGCACCAATACCTGTAGCGATTAAAGCTACTTTGAATTTACCTAATGAACGGATAGCTCCACCAACTGCTTCCGTCATATTATTGTAACTACTAACTAAACCACCTGTTGCTCTATCTAATAGTCCTGTGGCTTTATTAAGATCACCTTTTTCCTTTTTTAATTCAGTAACCTTTTTCTTAGCTTTTGTTCTTTCAAGATTTAATTGTTTAAGATCGGATTTTTCCTCTTTGATTCTTTGCTTAGTTTTGTCTATAGCTTCATTATAATCTTTAATCCTATTTAAATCCTTAGGGTCTACAGCTTTTTGTTGTTTTTCTAAGTCTAAAAGTTGTGCTTCTAATTTAGCTACAGCGTCTCTAGACTCCGTAACTCTTTTATCAAAAAGTTCGAAATCAGCAATGGCTTGTTTTAAATCTACCTGTACTCTTAAATTGCTTGTTTCTGTTGCCATTTGTATTTACGTTTAATTTGTTTGAATCCTTGTTTTAAAGTCTCAGGTAATTTGTATTTACCTTTTGCTATCTCTATGTTTTCACTTATGCCATAGAAATTATCTATATTTAATAATTTAAAAATTATCATGTTGTAATTAATTCTAATTCTGATTTATTGGTTAATAAATTTACTTTTATACTATTTATCCTGTATTTTTTACCACTAACTACTATATAATCATTTAACTTATAATTTAATATTATACGTAACGGTAAATAAGCTGTTAGTTTAATTATTCTAGCATTAAACCTAAAAACATTAGTTATATAATTGTAATAATAGTTTTGAAATAACGTACCACTAAAACTAGTTAATGGCCTATCGTATTCATTTATTTCTGGACCAAAGTTTATGTTATCTTCACCACTAGTATCGTTTAAATACCTACTGTTACTTGGTATTATGTATTGTGTTATTTGGTCGCTACCTCCATTAACCAAAAATTGTATTGGTGTTCCTGAGTTTCTTAATGGATAAAATAATAACGGTTTACCTTTGTAACTATCTTGGTTTTCATTAACACTCCAACCCCATTGTATGCTAGTATCAACACCATTATCCTGGTTTATTAACCTTTCGTATTTCATGTGTGAAAAAGGCAACTTAACATTATATGATTGACCATCTATTCTAAGTGTATCGCTATCTTCGTTCCATTGTTCTGTTCCCCAGCTTTGGTTGAATAATTGTTCGTGATTTACCGCTAAAAATGTTTTTAAATCTTCGTAAGTAAAGTTTACTTCTTTAAAAGGTAAAGCTACATCCACTTGTGATTCTTTAACATCTACGTACTCTGTAATGTCATAAGTATTTACATTTGATAAATTATAATAGCTATCGCTACTGGCGTTATCTAAAGTTCTTACTTCTATTTTATCCTCATCATTAACAAAAGCAATAAGGTTAAACATTTTAAATAAACCATTAATAAAATCAATTACTTTTATTTCTGGCATTTGGTCTGCAATATCAAATGTAGCTACAGCTGGTGTATTTATATTCCCTGATGTTATTGTGTTTGTATAACTACTAGTGCCACCAAATTCGTCAAATATAATACCCTGTAATGTTATTGATATGTTACTTATAATTACATTAGCATTAGCACTTATAACTACATGCCATGTTCCAGCCATTGTACTAATTGCCCCTAATTCAGCAGTGCCTAAAGTGTAAGCACCTTGTGAAGCCGTTCTTGAAGTTGTATAAACTAAACTTTGATTTTTAAAAAACTCTATTGTATATGCTGTAGTTGAATCCGCTATGCTCATACTAAAACTAGTTCCAAAATCAGCAAAATCAGATGTTATACCATAAGTAGAACCTAAACCAGCACCACCCTCGTTTAAGTCACCACCAGACCAACTATCTACAGTAAACTGAAAGCTATTTACACTTGTGCTTGTGCTAACCTCACCTGATTTACGGTTTAACCACATGTATAAATTATAATAGTTGTAATTAGTAGTGTTAAAAAAATCAGTAGTAAACTCAATATCACTATATGTATTTTCTATAGCTTCTATAATACTATGTACTCTAAGTGCAAATTTTAAATCTGTATATGCAACACCATGATCATGCGTACCTCCACCACCATGCCAATATAAGTTTCCATCACCAGCTATATTAGTTGAGCTATCATAATAAAGCCTTTTAGTGTGTGTTATTAGTGGAACTATTAAAGTGTTTTTAGCTGTAGCTGGTTGTAATTGTAGTTTTTCTTCAACTGAGTCGTTTTCCCATATTGGTGATAATAAAACCCTGTAATCATCATTAGCTGCAAATATATCTGCGTTTAAGGTTAATTGCTGGTTACTATCAACACTAAGCACTGTTGCGTATGTTCCATCATCTACATTGTGTACTCTATCACCCTCTGATGTTGTTGTGGTAAAACTACCGCCAAAATCTGTTAATTTATTAGCTGAGGTTAATGTACAAGTGCCTAAATCTTTTACCTCTATAAATTGTAAGTTATTTAGTTTATCTTCACCAACAATATCTTTTAAATCAACTGCTTTACCATAAAATACTATTTTGTAAGCATGTGGCTTATTGTTCTTTAAGGCTACATTATTTAGTTTTATTTTACCTTGTTTAAAATCAACACCATTTAATTTTATAGTAGCATTAACACGTGCTCTTGCATCAAAACCATTTACAATATCGTAATTATAGTAATGCCTAAATATTAAGTTATTAGTAGACGAGGCCGGTAAACTAAACTGCTGACTAAAAGTTGTAAATACTTTACTTATATCTTTTATGTTTTTTATGGTGTCAGTTATTGTTACTGACTCATCTTTAAATAAATCAACCCTAGTGTTTTCAATAAATAATTGTATTGTTTGCATTATCTTATATTGTTGATAGTGTTAAAAGCAAAATCTAATTCTATTGTGTAATTAATTAATTTATCTGTTAATGATGTTTTATATGTTATGTTGCTACTTGATATATTTACCCCTAATGTTTGGTTGTTATATTCTATCCATACTTTTTCGCTTAAAAATAATTGTTTAAATAACTCGTTGTTGCTTTCAGGATAATAACCACTATTTAACGTCAGTTTTTGATCACCGTTTTTAGTAAGTATTCTATTTTGTGCGTTATATATATTGTAGCTACCGTTTTCTACTATGTTGGCTTTATACATGTCTTTTTTAGTAGTCATGCTAAGTTGTGAGTTTTTAAAGAACCATAGGTTTTGGTATGCACCAAATTTATTTATAAAAGTTAATTTGTATAAAGGGTATTTGCATTCTTGTATGTTATCTACATCGATAACTGTTATACCATTATTATCATCTACATAAATAGTGTCAACAGGATAAACAGTGGTATCTCGTAAAAAATCCGTTAAACAATCGCTACCTTCAAAAGTACCACCATCAAGTAATACTCTGTCTTCATAACTATCAACCCCACTCGCTTCATTACTTATATAAAGAACATGGTCTTGCACTCTGTATGTTCCACTTGCAGACCAACTATATGTTTGTTGGCCATTACTAAAAAAAGCTACACTAGTTGTATTTGTAGGGTCAACTGCTACACGTAAAGGTGAGTCATCTGGTTTTAATACTTTGTTATTGCTTTGCAAATAACCTTGTATAAATTGTGGGTTTGCACCGTCTTCAAAATAACCGTAACCGTAATATGCTCTATTAGCTAAACTATCCACTGGGGCTTGTACACCTCCAGTATGTGTCTCTGTTATTCTGTAATCTACATAACGTGTGGTTGCTTCATCAGTTGATGTCCCTAGTATTGGGTAATCACCATTGAATTCTGCTTTTATGTAATCTTTTATTAATTCGCTTATTTCAAATGTTACCTTGTTATCTATTGCTGTAGATTGCAATGTGTATTGTGGGCTACTTTGCCAGCTTGTATTAGCATAATCAGTATATATTTCTATTTCTAATTGTACGCTAACTAAATCAGCATCTGATACATTTATAAAATATGGGCTTAGTACATTAATTTTTGCCATTTTCCATTTTGTTAAAAGTTTTTCTTATTTCTAATTCAAATCCGTCTAGTAATGTCATTGATAAATCTTTAAATGCAGCTTCAAAAGGTTTTGTAAAAAATAAACTTGGTTTTATTCCTTTTTTAAATACACTTCTAGCTATTGCAAAATTAGCTGCTTTACGAGGTAAAAATCTACCTTTCTCATCTCTCGGAGCAATACCTCTTCTTATTCTCCATTGATCAAAAGCACTTGGTGGAGGCATACCTTTTAAACCTTGTTTACCACCTTTACTTCTAAATCTATAAGGTGTGTCACGAGATACCTCAGTACCACTAACACCTTTATCTACGTATTGACCATAAAGCTCCATTAAAAACTCTACAATCCATCTCCCTTCACTTACCTCCTCCGTTGTATAAGCTAATGATTTACTTAAAGAACCTGAGGCATTATGTCCTTTACTTTTGTAACCACCTTT